CAGTTGCGCGCGAGAATCGCGTTCAACGCTGCGGTCGGGACGGCATCCGTGCCGATGACGGTCTCGATCACCGCCAGAATCAGGGTCTTGCGTGTCAGTTTAGACATGAGCGTCCTCTAAAATAAAGAAGCCCGCATGAGCGGGCTGAGTGGTCAGAAACGGCGGGTTCGCAACTTCGGCATGATCAGGTACGCGTACACCGCCGCATCCCCCTCATATTCGCTGTCGCCTTCAGCGTCGATGATGATGAAATCGTCCATCTGCTCGAACGCAGCGACGACCTGGTCACGCAACGCAGCATTCGCATCGGTGTCTCGCCCCAGAATCGCAATGGTGATGGTGTGCAGGTCGTACCCGCCACCCATCACCCAACCATCCTCCTCCTCGGTGTGCACCGAATAGACGATTGACGGCCACGTCGGGTTTTGCGGCAATTCGACGTTGTAGGTGTTCGGCAATATCGCGCTGAGCGCCGTAAAAACCTCTTCCTTTACGCTCATGCCGCGCCGTCCGCGATGAACTTGGCGACGCGCGCCTCCATGGCTGCGAGTGCATCGTCGGACTTGCGTTCGAATGCGGGCCCGATGAAGGTCAACGGCTGGATCCCGGGGTTGCGCACCTTCATCGCGAACATCTGCTTGCCGTCGACCTCGAACGCCAGCTTGCGGCCCTTCGGCTCGGCCTGGTCGTGCGCCTTCGTGCCGAATTCCAGGTACCACCAGTAGAACGGGTCATCGACATAGGCCTTGCGGATACTGCCGTCTGCGCGCACCGAGTACTCGACCTTCGCCTTGCTTCCGAGCGCCCGGCCGTGCCGCACACCGAGGTTGTATTGCGCAACGCCCGGCGGCGGCTTGCTCTCACGCTTCACCGCAATGTTGTTGATCAGCGCGCCGGTGAGCCTCAATCCTTTCGACGCAGCGATCGCGATCGCCTCGCGCTTGATCACATTCGCACCAGCGAGACATGCAGAGAACGCCACTTTTTCCTGAATATCGTCTTTCAAGGATGCAATCTTCGAGCTGAGCGCACTCAGCCCGGCAATGCTGTTTGGATTCGCCATTACGCTCCATCCTTTGCGCCGCTGTCGCAGGTAATAACCATTCGGTCGTGCGCATCGAGCACATCGTTTATGTGGACGATGCCGTAGTACCTGCCTTTGAAAGACACGCGCATCGTCTCGTCGATGTCCGTGCGAGGACGGATCGTGAACTCCGTACGGGCGACCGACACAATGCCGCCGTACTTTCCGGTCGCATCCTTTTCGACGCCGGAGAGGTGGCGAACACCGGCCCAGACAGTCGCAACTGCGCCCCACGCCTGCCCCGCCAATCCCCCGGTGCGATTCCTCGTGGCGCCCGGCTGTTCGATCACGATCCTGCGATTGAGGATGCCCGCTTTCATTCAGAACCTCGGCGGAACGGTAATGGGAGCAAGAAGCGCGTCCGCGAAGCCGGACGGCATTTCCTCAATTGCCTGCCGCCCCTGCGCAAGCGCGAACAGCTCGCGCTGGTCGTAGGCCCATCCAGCAGCAAGCAGCATCCACGAACGAACAGTCGGGAAGTGGGCGAGATCCGCGCCCGCCTGATATGTGATCGTCACCGCGGACGCGTTCGGCCAGGGGGTTGTGCCGATGGGCGCCAGACGCGTCTCGCGCCCTTCCTGGATGACTTCATACAGCGACGGATCAAGCACCAGGGTGTCGCCCGATGCTGAGCGCCACGTGACACTGTCAACGGCGGTGACCTGACCGATCGACAACGGGAAATCACCCGCGGGGAACGCCGGGAGCCGCTCGATGTATCGTGCCTTTCGAATGGCGGCGCCAGTCTTAGTTTCGGCCGCCTGACGCGCGCCAGGTATCACGACCGACTCGACGAAATCGCGCTCCTCTTCGCCGTCGATGCGTGCTTGCGCCGCGACATCTTCAAAGCTGAGCGGCTCGGCGGCGTCAAGGTACTCAACGAGAACAGCGGCCATCCCGGTTACCCCTTCGCGGCAGCCGACTTCGACGCGTCGCCCTTGCCCGCCGCTTTCACTTCATTGGCCTCTTTGGCCTCCGCAATGTGCTCCTCGGCGATGCCCGCGTCGATCAGCCGTTGGGCGTGCGCCTCACCAAATCCGGTGATGTCGCCCGGCGTGTACTCCCGATGGTGGCGCCTGATCCTGACCAGTTTCATGCTTTTGCTCCGACGAACGGCCCGCCTGAGAGAGCGCGGGCCAGATGATCACGATTGAATGTTTACGCGCCCCAGGTCACGCCAGTCAGCACAGCAATCGACTCGACGTGGCGCGGGCCGAAGTCGTTTTTCGCGATCACGCGGATGAGCGTCTGGTCGCGCTGGAATGCGCTCACCACGTTGCCTTCGCCGTCCTTGTAAGTCGCCTCCTTGCTGTAGTCGATCTCGAGCGTCTCTTCCTCGCCGATGAACAGATCGCCGAAGTCAGCGAAATAGATCTCCGACTCGTTAGTACCGACGCCCAGGGTGATCGGCACCTGCGTGGTCTTGCCGACCGGGTAGCCCTTCAGCATTCCGCTGTCGAGTTCCGGGTAGACCTTGTTGCCGTTTCCGTCGCGCATCCCCGACAGGTAGCGGAAAACACGCGGCGCCATGATCCAGCCCGGAGTCGTCAGATTGGCATCCGCGTTTTCGAGCGCGAGAATGGCCTTGTTCAGGTCAGTCTCGACCTTCTGCAGCGTCAAACCATCGCTTGCCGGGATGAGGTTGCCGGCCAGCGCCCAGAAGCGCAGACCCTTCGGCGTGTTCGCCGTGCCGTCGTCGCGGATGAACGCCTTGTCCTCTCGCGCACCGATGGCACCCGTCAGGTCGGCGACCACGATCTGGTCGACGTTCGGGTTCACGCCCGCATACTTGATCAGATCATTCGAGATGGGCACCAGCGCGGCGAGCTTCTTCGCCGTCAGTTGCAGATCATCGAACTGCTGTTCCGTCGCGGGCATATCGCTGTCGGCCCCGATATAACCGACGACCGCGCCACCTTTCAGGCGCGGAATGGTGATGTTGCCGTTGGAGATCGGCAACGTGCGGGCGCCGAGCTTGCGCACCACCGATTTCGGGCGCAGCAGCTCGATCACCTCGCTCGACAGGTTCGCCGGCACCAGAATGCCGCCCGCGCTCGACGTGAGCGTGTTCAGCGACATGGCGACTTCCTCGCCAAAGCCGCGCTCGATCGCGAGCTTCGAGGCGAGTTGCGCATCGCCGCGCGCGGCAGCCAGCGCACGGACCATGCGGGCCATCTTCGCGCCCTTTACCTCGGGCGCCTTGGGTTGAGCCGGAACGGTCGGGGCAGCGGGCGCCGCGATGGCGGCCGGCGTCGGGTCCACGGCAACAGCCGCGGCGGCCGCCATGCGCTCGGCGGCCTCGGCACGTTCGATCTGAGCCGTGATGTCGGTAAATTTCGCACTCAGATTCGTGAATTCGGTATGTTGCTCAGCCGATAGCGCGGCGCCGCCGGCCTCAATCGCGGCAAGCGCCTGAACCTGCTGGTTGATGTTGGCGCGTTCGCGGCGAAGTTCATTGATGTTCAAGGTGATCTCCAATAAAAAAGCCGCCCGAAGGCGGCGGTACTCGACTGAGACGCGAACGCGCTCAAGTTCGAATCGGGTGGGTCTCAAGTTCGAATCGGGTGGGTCTCAGGTTCGAATCGGGTGGGTCTCAGGTTCGAATCGGGTGGGTCAGTAGGTGGTCAGTAGGTGGTCCGCATGTTCATCGCCGCGGCCTGTGCGGCCACGCTTCTGCGCGACGCCGTCCTCGACTGGCGATCTGCCCGCGATGCACGAACTTCCGAAGCGATACGGTTGACTGCCGCTTGCGGCGTCTCGACGCTATCGGCAAGCCCCGCGTCCACGCCCTGCTTGCCGAAGAAGATGCCCGCCTGGGTGTCCCTGACCGCCTGCGTGCTCAGGCCGCGGAAGTTCGCGATCGCATCGACGAACTGCTGGTAGCTGTTCTGGACCATGCCGGTGAGGAACTGCAGCGACT